CTTCACTTGATCTTTCCCATGTTTGATTAGGTTCACGACGTAGCCAGAGCAGCCTAGCGTTTTCAATGACACGCTCCTCAGACTCTAACACCTCAACACCCTTGTTGAACATCTCTATCTCTGACAAGCCTTCAAGGAGTTTCTGAGACTTCTTATCACCGATACCATACACGCCGACAATGTTGTCAGCTTTGTCGCCCATGATGATTTGACGGTAGAAGAACAGCATCCCTTCTTTCTCGTTAACAGAAGATAGCGTACGTTTGTTGAAGTTGTAGTGCTTGCACGGTACTTGTTGGAAGTCCTTATCAAGACTGACAATGATGCTGTCAGGGGTAGCGTCGATAGCAATCAAGTCATCAGCTTCCTCGTTCTCTGACACAACAGCATTCCATTCTTCGATCAGGTACTTACGTATTGCTTGCAAGTGTACAGGCTTTTCTTTGTCCTTACGGTTGCCCTTGTAAGGCGCGGTGACGGCTACGTCGTTTCGGAAGTTACCCTTACCTGTTAGGTAGACACGGTATTCTGGTTCGCCATCTATCTTAACGTACAGATCACTGACCAGATCAGATAAGAAACTGCCCGTAGTATAACAGGCAGTCTTAGCTGACTCATCATTGCACTTGAAAGCACAACGATAAGCTACGATGTCACCGTCGATTAGGATCACAACGCTTCCGCTTCAGATACGGAATTGTCAGTGTACTCAATCAGGTTTGTAACCTTCATCTTAATCATAGAAGGCGACCGACCAGTACCAACAGACCAATCGTAGTAACCAACAACAGCGATTGCTTCTGATCCGTTAGAGATAAGCACATCTTCAGGTATCTCAACACCGTCAGCGTCAGTCAAGCGCATAGGGTTGTTAGACTTCATGGTGATAAAGAAGCCACGGTCGTCACCTTTGTTGCTAGGTGCAATACCCATTTCTTCAATGGCTTCAACAGCTTTATCGCTAAGGTTGCCAAGCTGCACTTGGTACTTGTTACTAAACTTGTTGAGCTTGTTACGCTCACACCAGTAAACAGTTCCACGTACAGTGATGGGTGGTAGTTTGTTTGCAGACATAGTGTTTCTCCTAGTGGGTTTCTGCCCAGTTGTTACCTACTCTATATTCGCCGTCTAAGGGACACCGTAGGTTTAATGTCTCACCGGCGATTCTGATAGCACGTACACCGATACGTCCAACTGTATCTGCGTAGTGCGTTGTTGTCTCTATCTGCCACTCGTCGTGTACGTTGGCAACAAATCTATGTGGTATGTTCTTCAGTCTATCTGACAAGTGTATCAAAGCTTGCTTCATAACGATAGCCCCTGCACCTTGTAATAAGGTATTCAACGCAGCGTGTGCTGATCTTACTCTGAGCTTTCGTCCGTCAAGTCCAGCAAGTACGCCTGACTGAGCCTCGATGTGTGTATCTCCTCTAACTCTTTCAAGAGACGGCGTGTTAGATAGAAATGTTTCTTTAAGTCTTCTTCCAGTGAAGCTATTTCCCCCAACGATAGCTCCGATCTTAGCATCTCCGGCTCCATACAGAAACGCATAAATGAATGTCTTTGCAAGAGGCCGCGTCTCAAGTCCAGCTGCTCGTTGATTAGCCGTATGTATATCGCCATTGAGGATTTCATTAGTATAGTCTTCGTCATCCATGTAGTGAGCTAACATACGTAGCTCTAAACCGCTGGCGTCAATGCCAACTAAACTGTTCCCTTCATCCACGGTCCAGCAACTACGGCACTCAGTACCGAACGGTGCAGACACGGCTGGTACTTGTGCCATGTTAGGACTGAGGTGTGTCATACGTCCTGTCACAGCACCGTTAGTGATGACCCTTCCGTGTACCCTGCCGTCATCCTTGACAGCCTTGAGCCATGAATCTATCTGCGCTACTCGCTTCTGCAACATCATGTAACGTGCAACTGCTTTGGCTTCGGGTAGATCTATACCGTCAAGTACCTTCTCATCAACGATGATGTTACCTTTCTCTGTTTTCTTTTTAAACGTAACGCCAAGACCTTGCAGTCGCTCTGCTATCTGCTTACGTGATCCGGGGTTGAAGATAGTGACCTTATCTTTCAGGCGCTTACCTGTCTTCTCAGAGGTGCGTTCCTCAACGATAGGTGGAAAGATACTTTGCAGCTCTGCTTCGATGTTGTTCATCTCGAACATAAGATCCATCATCAGCTTATCAGCGTACTCCGTATCTAACTTGAACCCGTTCCGTTCTTGCTCAGTCACGGCCCATCCTACACTGTGTTCAAGATCAATAGACTGCTGAGAGAAGTTCTCATTGCGTAGCTGTAGCTCTAACCATTTATGAACCTGTTCAGTCAGCTCAACATCAGCAATACAATACTCGATCATCTCGTCACAAAGTCCACCGTCGTAGTCAGTGAAGTCTAGCTTACCGGTTCCTCCCAGTATCGCTCCCCAGTTCCGAAGTGAATGCCCTCCGTCCTGACTGGGGTTGTAGAGTCTGGACAAGTAGAGAGTGTCCACAACAGAAGACCTAGCAATATGTATGTCCCAAACACTATCAAGAACACGACAATCAAACCCGATGAGGTTGTGTCCGATGACTTTATCTGCTTCATTCAAGACACTCCTCAATGAGTCCGGTGTTGTATGCACCTGTATATCGTTCTTCACCTTCGTAACTGCACACCAGATCGTTAAGTGATCCGTAGTAGTTTCTATATCCAAGTAACAGGTATTCATGGTAAGTCTCATTCAGTTCGTTACGTTCACTGTCGTGGTTAAACTTCTGGTAAGTCTCCGTCAACAGTTCCTGTTCTAATATCCAGCTCCCAATCTTGCTCATGGTACACCATCTCCTCTAGGTCTGCGAGTGTACGTAGATCGGCGCGATCAACTACATCACTGTCATTAAGACTAACAGCAGCGCAACGGTTGCACAAGTCTATAAACTCTTGGCTAACAGCAAACCGCCTTGTAGCTTCGTAGTCCGTTAGCTCTACGTCACACGCAATACATCTCACAAAGGTTTCTCCTCACGTTCATCACGTTGTGTCAATCTACCTGTTGCTTCATTGTAGAATACTTCACAGGCTTTGCCAGTCTTTCCAGTGTACCTGTTCTTCAACACACGCAGCACGGTCGTGTTTCTAACAATGGGATCGTCACTCTGACTGTTACGTTCAGCACCGATGACCGCATCAGAGAGCTGTGCAATCGACGCAGAGCCACGTAACATACCAAGGGAAGTGACAGCACCGTCCTCCAACTGCTTGCCCTCTGGTCTGCGTAGGTGGCTCACAAGGAACATACAAATACCCATCTCCTGTACGAACGTCCGCAGCTTAGTCATAATCATATCCAAAGCACGTCGTTCATCACCGTTGCTCTGGTCAGACACAAGGATAGAGACGTGATCCAGTACGATATAACGTACGCCTAAGACTTTGACGAAGTATCTCATACGGCCCAGTACATTTTCAATCTCGTTACTGCCGAAGTGTTCCCACAGATAGACACGGTTCTCATAGTCCATCGTATCGTACACAAGATCAATGTCTTGGTCGTCGTACTCACAGTCGGGTAGGTGTATCGGTTTGTTCAGCTCAAGACCTACCAACCCTCGCATGGTACGCTCAGGTGTCTCCTCAAGAAACATCAAGCCAAGGTTGTCTTCTGACTGTGCCATGATGGACGACACCACCTCACGTAGGAGAGTAGACTTACCCAGTCCTGAGCCTGCACAAATAGTAACCAGCTCTGCTGTGCGTATACCATACAGGTGTTTGTTCAAACCCTCGAACGGGTACTGTACCTTCGCCTTGGTGAGCGGCTTCTTAATCAGATCACGTAGCTCACCAGCACCAACGATACCTTCGGGTGTGTACGGTTGCGCGGACCAGAATACTTTGGTGTACGCCTCCGATTGATTGTTAACAAGGTAATCACACGCATCCTTGTAGCCGTTGACGTGCTTAACAAGCCTTGCTTTGTTACCAAACAGATCAGCACATTCCTTTGCTGCCTTCTGTCCCGGCTCGTCAGCATCGAAGCATATAACAATGTTCTCGAAACTGTTCAGCCAATCATAAAAAAGGCGACAGTCCTTTGCCGCCGAAGTCGCACCGTTGCGAACGGACACTACTGGAAACTTTGATCCTGTCATCTGGTGTGCGGCCAAGGCATCATACTCACCCTCAACAAGAGTCACATACTTACCACCCTCAGAGAACAAATGCTGTCCATACAAACCTGCTTTCTTCCAATCACCAACAATACTGAATCGTTTGTCAGGGTTACGAACCTTCGCCGCCACTGGTTTAGTAGGATCTGACGGGTCATAGTAACCAAAGGTTGTGATGTCTCCTTGCTTCAGAGCTGCGTACTTCTTCGCCGTCGTTCCTGTGATTAAACGGTCGGTGATAGTACGGTATTCCGCTGTGATTAAACGGTGTTCAGTCTGAGTGAATGACGGCTTAGGCTTATCGCTGATAGTTCCTAGCTCTCTGACGTTATCTACCTTGTCGGCTTTAGTGTACTTGCTACAAGTAAAACAATAGCTAGAGCCGTCGTCGTTATACGATAAAGCATCACTGCTTCCGCAATCAGAACAAGGCTGGTGCGTCTCAGTGAATGCCATGTCTGCCAGCTCCCATGTCAGTGTACAGTTCGTCAATCTCGCCATCGTCCATTGCTTCTAACAAGTCGGTGAAAAATCCAGCTGCAATGTCCATTGCTTCGAGGACCGTTAACGATGTTACCTGTCGTTCAACAAGCTCTACAATCTTAGTCTCTTTAGAGATACTCATAGGATAAATACCTTATAAGTTAATATTAAAATGTTGGTCTTATGTTCTTCTGTACAGATTATAAACATACTATTCGTCGTCACGCAAACATTCTTCCGAAATATATTCAACTATTTCATCATACGTGTTGTCGCTCAGTGTGTCCAAGATGTTAACACCGAAGCATTCCACCCTTGTTAGCTCGATAATATGCTCCTCTGGGTCGTAGTCGTAGTCGATGTCAACATCTGCGTACATTTTTAAGTCTTCTAACCTAGCGCGTCTCATAAATAACCTCCGTTGAATTCTTGACAATTCTGTATCGTTTACCATTGTCACGTTTTGTGTGAACGTAGTGCTTTGCTTCGTCGATACAGTCTACTGTCCACACCTGCGACCACACGTCGTCGTATAACTCTACGGTATATATTATATTAGTACCAATCATGTGCATCACTCCTTTGCTCCTAAGAATTTGTCGAGTTTACCGGACCGCTTGAGTTTAGCAATAGCCCGGCTCTCGATTCTTTTAACATCCGTCTGTGTGATACCCATAGCGTCAGCGATCTGCTGCTGAGTCATGAAGTAATCATACTGTTTACCTTTCTTTTTGGACACCGCCCCTCCTTATCGTATCTTGACAAAACAGCAAGTGTCGTTTTCAATTTTATAACAAGAGTAACGTCCCTTGAGATAAGCACTTGCCGATGCGGTGATCTTGCTTTGATCTTCGATATTAGCAGTGAACCATTCTCCCGGCTTCATAGACTCGAACAAGTCTCGCCAATGGCTACCACGTCCACGGTAGTTAATAGGTGCTGGCGCTTTCTTTGATTGAATTTTATAGTGCTTCATGGTTGTTTTCCTTTTAGGTTGGTTTGATTAGCGAATTGTTCGCCATTGTTTGTTCAACTCTTTCATACGCTTTTTGTGTCGTGCGTTACGTTGCCGCTTACGTCTCGCCCTGGGATCATTCCAACGTTCGTAAACGTCGAAGATAATAAACCATACAGGGACAAAACTAAACAGAATTAAAATGTCAACTAGTGTCGGGTTCATGCTGTCTCCTCCGCGTGTTCATCATAAAAATCACCGCCTAACTCTACAAAGTCGATACGATTAAAACATTTAACGAGAAACTCTCGCTGTAATCCGTTGATACCTTTGAGCATTAGATTACCCACTATGCCTTCGTAACGTCCGATAAAATCTTCGCGTGAGTCAGCCTCTTTTACATGCTCAACCATTAGCTGGTAATAGTCGTAGTCGTTGTTAATGACAAGCTGGCAGTGGTGGTTATAGTCAATTGTGTCTTTCATTGTTGTTTCTCCTTAGTACCCTAACCATTCAAGAATTTCATTCGAGTAGTAAACCTTTTTGTCCCCTACTTCGTCAACAAAGTCAGCCCAGTCTATGCCGTGTGCTAACACTTCCGCTTTTGCTTGCTTCAGTGACACCGCGTGTCCTTCCATTGCTTCGTCGTATGTCATGCCGCCATCTCTTTTTTGATTATGTTGATTATCTTGTTTATCACATCTTGATTAATATTAAAATGTTCAGTGTTGTAGTAATAACCGCTACTCATAGGACTGAATATAGACATATCAACGAACCATTCAAGAACCTTTTCAGCGTATTCACCCGCGTTGTATTCATCTTGTAAGTGTTTGATTGCTTTTGCTTGTATGTCTTCCATTGTGTCTTTCTCCGTTGTTTGTTTTGATGTATTCATCATAACGCTTGACAAATAAATATCAACACTCTTTTGCAAATACTGAAACAGGAAACCATTCACGAAATGAATATAACAGCTCCGTTGTTTACCCAGACGCCTCGCGGCGTTTCGCTTGAGTCTCACAAGCTCATCAGTGGGTTTAGATTTTCTTTATCAGATCAACTGCCGCTTTCCTGAGAGGTGTTAACTCACCGTCTACTAGCCCGCCTCTAGGGTCGATAACATCAAATTCGTCAGCAAGCATAAACACCGCATGATTCAACGCGACCGTGTGCCTGTTAGCGATGCGCTGAAACTCAATGGGGTCGTCATTAACTACTGCCATTAGATCGTTTGTTTGCGCAAACCTGCGAGCCTTTAAGGTGGCTTCGAGTCTCTCTAAAAAATTAGTCTGTTCCTTGTTCATTTCACTGTCTCCTGTTTAATGAGTGCTGTCGTCAGTGTTCGCACGTCTTCGGTCAACATTTCAACACGTCGGAAAAGCTCTCTATTTAACTCTTCCTGAGTGTTTAGCTTGTTTTTTAACTTGCCAATTTCTGCTTTCATCTGTCCGTCTGTCATTGTTTAGTCCTCTTTGATTCGGTAGTAACCCACAACTAATCTACGCTTTGATGATCCTTGCGTGTGGTCATACAACACACCGTCTCGCAATGTTGCGACATGTCCTCGCATAGATAACAAGAACACACCTCTTGGATGTTGCTTTATAAACTGGTTAATCGTCAGTGCTTTGTGACCGTATAGTCTTGCTGTACTGGCTAACATTTGCGGATAACCGCCAACCTTAACACCCTTACCGGTTATTCTTGATAGTTCTTCAGTCGCACGCTCTACGGTACTCCACGACGCTCCGCGTCTGTAAGGTCTTCCCCACTTCTTAAGCTTGCGATGTGCTAAACCGTAAGAGCAGTTAAACAAAGACGCTAGGCCGCGCACGGTACAGTCATTTGTTTCTCTATAAGCTTTCGAGATTTCTTGATAATCGTTGTAAGTTTGCATAGCTCAAACCCTCGTTAGTGAATCACTGAAGAATACTCAGCGAATACCCTTCAGTGATCCACCCTCTGCCGTAGCTTTAACGTTGCGTATCGTAGTCGCTCCGGATTGTCTGCCCATTGCTAACACGCTGTGACTCGCTACGGTTCGGGTGAGTCGTCTGCTCCCGTGTGTGTCGGTTTTCTGGTTAGTTCGTTTACGGTTCAGGGATACCCCTAAACTGCACGCCCTCGCTAACCTATAACCTCATGCGAAGCCCATCGTTAAAAACCCACTGATGGCGTGGTCGGTCTTACACTACTTGCCTGATCCGTTGCGGGCATCCGCGCAGGGGCTTTTATTGCCGGTTAGTTCTGAGAGGATTGCGCCTCGCGGGATTGTGGCTCCCCGTCGCCATGTCAATAACTTTAGTTGAAGCTTTTTGGGATGTCTAATACTCATTTAAAATATTGTTTTCAAAAACCATTCACGATATGAATATGCTCTGACCTAACATGATGACAATACAATGTCAATACTGTTTATCTATACAGGTCTATAGGGTCCTACCTA